CCTCACTAGGAACTGTCAAGGGTAAGTGGGCTGTCTTGAACAGCGGCGTTACTATCAAGAAGTTCTTGGCTCTTACGAAAGGTAAGACCTTGAAGCTTAATGTCGTGTCCGGTCTCGGTGCCAACCTAGAATAAGAGACCTATATGTCAACACGCCTTACATTCAAAGAATATTGTTCGTCTAAAGATAGCCTAAGGTTAGCTGCGGACAATGTTCTTCGTGTCACCGAAAACTATACAATGCGAAAGTATTGTAAGTTTCCTGTTATTTCCGAAGAGGCGGATGACACAGAATACGTTGCGTTGAAACCCAAGGACACAATCGAGGTTGTCTTGGAATATCTTATTCCAGACAACCCAACTGTCGTGTCATTTAAGATTGAATCCGAAGAAGATACCGGTGAGAAAATAGCGGTCAGACCATCATGGGGTAACAAGAAACTCGTGGAATGGCTCGACAAAAACGCTGCAAAATGATCCTTTATTTTACCCTGCCAATAAATAAGTATACAACATATTGGTAGCAAAATGGAATTTCTAAGAATATTATCAGAATACGGGGTCGTCGGACTCGTATCACTATTCATCGTAAGCGTGTTCTTAAAAGTTTTGATGAAAGATTACAAATGGAGACTGTCTGCATTCGTGGACAGCATTGCTACGCCCGACGAAACCAATCAGAAAGACGCGGAACTTCGCTACCACCCTTTCTTTACCAGCGCACATTACAAGATAGTGGCTGAAATCCCAACACTTGACCTTTGCCCTTCCAAACCCGTCAAACAACAAATGTTCAGAGACTTGATTATCATCTATGTCAAGAACATGATTAACACCTGTTCCGACATTATTGAAAATGACATGTCTGATTGGAGTGGTAGTAAGTGGGCCAACGAGACTTGCAAGGACGTAAACAAGATGGTGACCTCATTCCAGAACATGGCTATTGATGCCGGTATTCCGAGAGAGGCATTGCTTAAGTTCCTGAAGTGGCACTATCCGACGCTTGAAATGCTTTACGAATATATCGGCATTTTCGGTAACTCCAAGCTATATGCTGACAATGTTATTAGAACCAACACTTTCCTATTGACCATGAATCTCTTGATGGTAACGACGCTGGGCGATGCCGAACGTTCATTGCGTGAGATTAATGGTGAAATCGGTGGCAAACTATACAAGGGTAATGTCATCGAACACTAAGTTGTGTATAAATATACCAAAGAATTAAAGGATTGCACGACATGGGTGTTTTTGACAAATTTAACGATGCGCCAAACCAGATAAAGAAAGAAGGGCAAGAGATTGTCATTCGTTTTCAGCGCACTGGCCCGACCACCGGAAGAATATCGTGGAATATTCCAGCCTCCGTGGCTGGATGTTCTACTGGTAGCAACGCTGCGTATGACGGCATCGTAATTACGGTAAGCAGCAAGCCTGCTAACTACCTGTCAACATCCCCGAAGAATGGCGTCTATTACACTGGTGACGCTACTGTCAACTCCGATATTCATGCTGGTGACGCCATTGATGGCAGTCTAGTCCTAGCTGCCCTGTACCATGATAGAACTACAACCTTTATCGATGTAACAGACGTAACCGAAAGAACCCCGTATTACGTTTCAGGTTATGCTGTCGATGGTCAAGGTAGATACCACCGCGAGGGCGTCCACGCTTATTCATTACCGACCGGTTCTGAAGAATGGGGTGGCATCGACAAGGTTGCCAAGCATGATATCATTATCGACGTTACAGGCGGTATTGACCCTAGTACGGTCATAGGTATCGATGAGAGAGACGGCCTGCCTGTAATCGGCCAGCAGACGCTTAAGGTTAAGCTTGGTAAGAAGACCTATGACATTGTCATCGACAATGCAGACCTACACGATTACGCCGATCTAATCAGCGTGTTGACCGAAAGATTGACGCTCCTAGATGATTCCGTAACAGTAACGAACGGCGTTGCTCCGCACACTGGCACCTACTACTTAAACCTTCAGGATAGAACCTTGAAGGAGTGGACTGGTACGTCTTATGATTACAAATATCTATTAATCACCGACCTCGATCCTCAGTATGAGGTTCTGGGTACATACTGGTACAATCCAACAACTAAAGTCCTGAAGATTCTAAGCCTTTTGACCGGCGAATGGGAAGTTGCTGATTACATTACTGGCACTCTTGCTGCATGGAATGCTGATTGTGGATTGTACTGGTTAGAAAAAGACGGTTCCGATTACACGCTATGGTTGAAGAACGGCACCCATTGGGAAAAGTTGAACACTTATGTTCAGGCTAGAAACCCATTGTTGGCCCCGTTGCTAACGTGTGATGATTATTGGTACAACCCGGCAACTGGCATTGTTGCTGCATGGAATCCTACTCTTCGTAAGTGGGAAGCTAAGAATGTAATTTATTCTGCGGCGAATCCAAACAGTGCAACATACTGGTATGACGAAACTACTGAGGTTGTGAAGCAGTGGACGACTCAGTGGGACAATGTGGCTGGTGTGCTGACAGTTGAAACCCTACCAGACGACGATGCTGAATCTGTCGGTTCCGGTTATTACTATGTGTACGTCAAAGACACAGGCAAGCTATTCCGCCTGAATGTGACCACGTGGGCAGAAGAAACCAGCCTTGTCAATTTCGATTCCAACCCAAGAGACAGAACTACCAGCATTTACTGGTGGGATAAAACGTCTGACGTGCTTTCCGCATGGGACGCATTAACTGAAGCATGGCTTGCTGTGGCATCATTCGCTCAGGGTCTAGTCGATCCATCACTTCCTCCGAAGTTGATTGAACATAGTGGCTGGTACAATCCTGAGACTGGCGAAATTAAGATTATTCTCAGCAATTCATGCGGTAAGATTAATCCAATCATTTCAACAGTAAGACCAGACGAAATCCCGGATGGTATGTTGTTCCTTGATACCGTAACCAATCTTTGGTACCAGTTTGACTCTGGTGACCTAGTATTGTTTAACGATTTGTTGATTATGGATATCGCAACCAATCCGTATGACATCGACTCTGACGATTATTACTGGTACAACCCAACCACAGAAGTTCTTTCAAGAAGATTCTTCAACACCCTGACCAACCAAGACGAATGGGAAACTGTTGTCTATTCGACAACTCCGGTGTCAATTGCTATCGACTCTTACTGGTACGATGACACGGCAAACATCTTGTATCGTTGGACTGGTTCCGCATGGGTTGAAGCTGATCCAATTGCTGGCGTTGAATTGATCCAGCCTGATACTGCTGATGGTAGAAGCGTTGTATCGTTCTACACCAGAGGTGCCGGTTGCTCTAATTACATTGAAGTATTGTCCGACCCTAATCTGTTGTTCTCCAACATTATCCAGCCGATTATCTGGACTGACCCGGAAAGTGGTGCAGACGGTAGAGTCGGCGGTTCTATGGCTAACCAGCTAGGTGTCGGTGATGACGGAAGTCCAGATGAAAGACGTGCAATGCACACTGATATCAGAGTCTCCTTGGGTGACCCTGCTGTTAAGGTTGAATTGACGAAAGAACAAATTGACTTGTGCATCAACCTAGCGTTGAAGCAGCTACGTAAGTATTCGTCATTCTCTTACAAGAGAGCATTTTTCTTCCTCGACTTGAAGCCAAACCAGCAGAAATATTTGCTAACCAACAAGTGTGTTGGATTCAACAAGGTCGTAGGTATTAACTCAATTCATAGAATGAGAGGTAATGCTATGAGCATGGCCGCATTGGACAACAGCATGTTTGCTCACGCTGCGATCCAGAAGCTATTCTCAACCGGCACCTTTGATATGTTGTCATTCCACTTGGTTTCTTCCTACATGGAAGAACTAGAGACTCTGTTTGCTAACCGCATTATGTTTAACTGGCACGAGTTTGATAGAGAGCTAAGTCTATTCTCCGGTATCCACAGAAAGGAACGCGTGTTGGTTGACGCGTATTTCGAAAGATCAGAGCAGGATTTGATGCTTGACCGCCACACTTCTAGCTGGTTGCAGCGTTGGGCATTGGCAGAAGCCAAGCTAATGTTGTCTCAGACTCGTGGTAAGTTCCAGACTCTTGCAGGCCCGAACGGCAGCACAACGCTTAATGCATCCGACTTGCAGTCACAGGCATCTGAAGAAAAGACTCTGTTACAAGAGCAGCTTGAAGACGGAAGCATGCAGGACTTCTCAGGTCTTGGTATGCGTGCCCACTTCATGTTAGGTTAATAGGAAGAATATGGAAGAATATGGAAGATAATAAAGATTGCGTCAGTTGCCAAGTTGTAGATGACAACCCGTTGACTCAGCCGTGTGCTGATGACGATACGGGTTCAAATCCAACCGTACCGACTGCACCGCCAGCATGTGATACTGCGAAGGTTCCGGGCTTAAATTGCCCGACAACCAATGCTTGTGACTATTGGGAATTGGTCAACAGCCCCGAAGCGTGCATCATAAGCGATTATATCGAAGAGAACATCGTCATTGGCGGTGCGATCCTTAACGTCCATAAATTACTAGGTGTTTACGAGCAGGATTCGCTACAGGACGTTACTGGCCTTGGCGAACCAATCTCTGGTGGTGACCACCCGAACTTCCCATCGACAAATGCATTCGATGCACATATTACAGAATGGCGTTCAGCGCAGACTGGTTCTGACGTTGTAACGTCCGCGTACATTGGTTATGACTTTGGCCCGATCAAATTGAACAATGGTCGTATGCGTTATGGCATCGATACTTTCATTAAGCATGACATTTCAACCATCAGAATCAAACAGGGTTGTGATGCAGAGAATCGCGTCACCAAAGTAAGAGTCGAAAGATCACAGAACGGTGAACAGTGGTTCGGTGTTAAGATTTTGAATGTCCAAGATTGTGACGGAATGGTCACACTTACATTCAATAAAACTGTGCCTTCAAGATATTGGAGAATCAGACCACTCGCATTCAATGGTGGCAATGCTGACAGTTGGATTGTTCAGGGTGTTCAGCTTGTTGAAAGAGAAGAAACTAATGTTTCTAACATACAAGATAAGATATTCCTAGAAAATAGAGACAGACAGTACAACCAATTCCCTATCCGCATGAAGTGTGCGTATACTCCGATTGACGTTCAAGCGAATGCATCGAAGTATGGTTTCATGATGGAAGACGTTTACATCCTTGAAGTACCGTTCAGTATGACGGTCGCTAAATTGGGTCGCCCGTTTGTAATTGGTGACATTGTTCAGTTGCCAAGCGAAACGCAGTACACCCCGACATTACAAGCAAGATTGAAATATCTTGAAGTGTTGGATGTTGCGTGGAGTACGAATGGTTACACCCCAACATGGGTTCCGACATTACAACGTCTAATCGCCAAGCCTGCCTTGTCTTCTCAGGAGACAAAGGACATCTTTGGTAAGATGACAAAGAACATCGACAATTCCGGTCTATGGGACAACGATGACGGTAATAATACAAAGATTCAAGACCTGTCAGACATCACACAGACCATAAAAGCGAAGGCCAACACAATGGTTCCGCAGGACGGTACCGACTTCGCCACGGCTCCTGAGCTATCAGACGAGTTCTTGGAGTACGGAAGAAAGAACGGTCTTAATGTTGACAAGTTCAACAGAAGAGGTCATCCGCATGGTCAGGATGCAATGCCACCGAACGGTCATACATACACTCAAGCTGACACATTCCCTGTGGCACCGAAGAACGGCGAGTATCACCGTTTGACGTACACCCACATCAACAAAGACCTACCAGCAAGATTGTATCGTTATTCAACTATCAAGAATAGTTGGATTTTCCTTGAGATGGACAACAGGCACCAACTGAAGAATTCCAAGTCATTACTTGAAGAATTCAAGACCGGAAATCATACCGGAATCCCGGTGCCTTCAAACAAGGTTGACGAAAACCTCTGAAACGATCTATAATCCTGCGCATCGCAAGGAGATTTCATGAATTCAAACGAACAGAAATTGGTGATAGAAACATTACTATCATCAACGGAAGTGTTTTCCAGATGCCTAAACATCATTGACGGAGAGTACTTCGACCCGGAATACCAGAAGGTAGTCAACTTCATCAAGGAGTATTCCGAGAAATATAGCTCGTCACCAGCATTCGATATCATTAATGCGAAATACGATCATGGCTACAAGGCCAAGACGATTACTCATAATGAAAGGGATTACTATTGTGATACCATTGAGGCGTTCTGCCAACAGCAGGCGATGATTAATGCTGTGTATGCAGCATCAGAAAAATTAAATAATGGTGATCTAGGTGCCATCAAGGCAATCATCGATCACGCCTACACCATTCAGTTGCAACGTGACATGGGTATCGAAATGTTCGACAACCCAGAACAGACGTTGCGTGACTTGTTGGAAAATGACGTTGCGTACTCCACGTTAATCAACAGCCTAGACGAATACCTTGACGGCGGTCTATTCAAGAAGACTCTAACTCTATTCTCTGCTAACTCCGGTGGTGGTAAGTCTGTAATGCTGTCGAACCTTGGATGTAATTATTCCATTGGTCACGGCATGAACGTGCTTTACATCTCTCTTGAGCTTCCGGAAAAGATGATCTTCAAGCGTAATGCGTTCATCATGACCAGAACCGCTTCGAAAGATTGGCGCGAACAAATCCTGCCGATGGCAGCGAAGATTGACGCTATTGCTCGTGAGGGCGCGGGTTCATTCCGCGTCAAGCGTCTTCCTACGGGGTGCTGTGCTAACGACATTAGATCGTACCTGAAACAGTACGAAATCGAGTACGGCGTCAAGCCAGACGTTCTGATTCTCGATTACCTTGACCTCATGTCTCCGAATGAAGGCATCAAGAATCTTCAGGTGTTCGATCAGGACAAATTGAAGTCGGAACAGCTTGTTCAGATTCTTCATGACTTTGATTGCATCGGCATAACAGCATCACAGCAAAACCGAGAAGCCTTGAAAAGTGCGACCAAAGACCAAAGCGTAATTGCGGGTGGTATCTCGAAGGTTAATACCGTGGACAATTATATTTCATTGTTCTCTGACGGGCCAACGCGAGCCGCAGGCGAAATGATTGCAGTCTTCCTGAAAACTCGATCATCATCCGGTGTAGGGTCGATGGTAACGTTAGGATTCGATACGTCATTCTTGTTAATTGGTGACAAAGACGCCATGTCCATCCAAGGATTGGCAAAGAACATTAAGGCGAGAATCGCCAACAGAAGTGCAGCAGAAGAAGGATTCGACAATTTGCCGGGTCTGGAAGGTTCTACTATTCCGAAGAAGAGCAAGCTTTCAACGTTTATTGAAACCGACGACGCGGCTGGTACTGGTGACGTTGTAATGACCGTTACATCGAATAAGCGAAATGTCGCGGATTTGAGCGGTATAGATAAGCGTAAGAAATCACGTACCAAACCTGCACCTGAACCTACAGGCGAAAGTATTCTTGCTGAAGAGGCAAAACTTGATTCTTATGGAACTATCGATTATAGTAATACCACTGAATCGGATGTTGTATTAACTGAACAGCAAGAAGAGTTTATCGCGAAGCATAATGTCCCGCGTGAATTCATCGAACGAAACTTACAATTCATGGAGTACTAAATGAAACTAGTAGAAAGGACGCAAATGTTTACTGTTGACGGAGTGCCGGTATTTGTTGCCGGCCTCCCAGCAGAAATTGGGAAACAGTTTGAAATATTCGATGCATTCCGCGAAGAGCTTTCCGCTATTGCTATCAAGTTTGAAATGGCTACGATGGCTACAAATTGGAAGAAGCTTCAACTGGAAGAGACCATTAGGCAATGGAAGCGGCAAGTGGATGCACAGAATGCCGTGCAGCCAACAACCGGCGAGGCAACCAAAGCATAATATGACTCGTTTTGCAGAATTTTTAAAGGATTACCACGATTACGCCAGTTTATTCTCCAAACAGATTTATTCGTCTGACATTTGGAGCGAGCAAACAGGTTGTGAACTTGGAGAGTATTCGGAATACATCGAATGCTGCTATGGAAAGATATACGATTTTTCGACATGGTTCGAGCATGTATCAGGTCAGCCTTACCCAGACCACGCTATATGGGAGAGTTACAAGCTTTACAAACCGGACATTAACTCTGTGTCTCAATAAATAAGAGAACACTGGAGCCACACATGTCCGACACCAAGATAGTAACAATTCAAAAAGCAATCCCTCATCCATTGGAAGATGTTTTCAATATTGAGCCGGGTACGACAATATATGAAAGAGATGAAAGGGTGACCGAATCAACGGTCATCCCTGAAAACTATGACGACAAAGATGACGAGATAGACCAGTCCATTCAAGAAATCTACGACAAAGCATTGTCGAGTTACGATAACATAATGGATCAGGTTGAAGACGCGGAGCCTCGTTTGGTTCCTGTTCTTATGCAGACTGGTGCCCAGCACTTGAAGGTTGCATTGGATGCAGCAAAGATCAAGGCAAGAGTTAAAGAGTCAAAGGATAAGTTGCAAGCCAAGGAAAAGACCAGCGGGCCTAAGACGGTCAACAATAATCTTATAATGAGTCGAGAAGACTTGATGAAGATGTTGGATGGTAATGCTGAAGAGCAAGACAAATAACCAATGGAGTTATCATGACGTTACAAACAAACACAAAGTTAACATCGGAAGAATTCGTAAAAAGATACAAGGCTGCACTAAAGGCCAAACTATCTAGAGAGCAGTTCTCGAAAATCTTGGGAATTCTACCTGATTCATTGGTTAGACGCCGTCTGTCGATTCTTAAAGAATTCGGCATGAACCTACCGCTCCTAGAGCAGAACGTGGCGAAGGGTGTAGACCCGGCCACCATCTCTCAAGAAAAGCTTGAGCGTTATTACACCGCCATCTCTGACATCGAACAGAAAGAAACTGGTAAGATTGAATCCAAGAATATTTCTGGCTTCAAGCGTTATGTCATTACTTCTGCACAGAACGGCACACCAATTCACCAAGGATTCTTCCAGAGTATCGGTGTGTATTGTGAAGAGAATGATGCCAAGCTCGTAGTCATTCCTTACCGTTACAAGAATCCTACTTCTGTATTCGATCAGTCCCACGCTGATTTTTGGGCACCTTCTATTACGCCATTCCTTGTCACTGAGTTAGTTAGACTATCTAACAACTTCGTGTTGATGGCTAATGTCAAAATCCAGCCGACTGCGA